GAGCACTCGGCGCTGCCGGTATTGTTTCCGGTGGAGTCGATATTTACAAAGGTATAAAAGCTAAATCTGACAAGGTGAAAAAAGACAAATACATTACTGGTGGCACAAAGATTGGAATGGTCGGTGCCGGAGCAGCAACGGGTGCTGGTATCGGGGCAATATTTGGAGGAATTGGTGCTGTACCTGGTGCCCTGATTGGCGCTGGCGTTGGTGGTTTGGGTGCTCTGTTAGGAGGAAACAAATTAGGTAAAGCCATTTCTAAAAGCACGGATAAAGGCGGCCGACTGTACAACGCATGGAACGCAACTAAAAATGGTGTTGGCTGGGCCGCAGGAAAAGCCGGAAGCGGAATCGGCTGGGTTGCTAATAAAGTCGGGCAGGGCGCAAGCTGGGCCGGAAATAAAATAGGAAGTGGCCTTAGCTGGGCTGGCAATAAAATTGGGAAAGGAGCCCATAAAGCCAAGACGGCAATATCTGATGTAGGTATTTCCGGAATCAATATTGCGGCTGGTGCGTGGACTAAAGCTAAGAAACCACTTCAAAAAGCATGGAGCGGTGTCTCGGGCTGGTTCAACTCGCATGTCTATAAACCAGTTAAAAACGGAGCTAAGACAGCGGGAAACTGGATCGGAGATAAATTCAATAAGGCAAAATCCAATGTGCAAAGTAAATGGAAAAAAGTCTCCGGGTGGTTCGGGTCGAATGTTTACACTCCTGTTAAGAATGGGGCGAGAACAGCTGGGGCGTGGGTCGGTGATAAATTTGACAGTGCTAAAAGTACAGTTAAAAGTGGTTGGAGTAAGGTTTCCCGCTGGTTTGGTTCCAATGTCTATACCCCAATAAAAAACAATGCCAAAACTGCAGGGACGTGGCTTGGCGATAAGTTCAATGACGCGAAATCAAATGTTCAGGCTGGCTGGAGTAAAGTCTCCAACTGGTTCGGTTCCAATGTTTACGATCCGGTAAAAAGTGGAGCCGAGACGGCCGGAACTTGGATTGGAGATAAATTTAGCGCCGCAAAAAACAGCATACAAAGCGGATGGGCTAATGTATCAAGTTGGTTCGATAAAAATGTTTGGAGTCCATTGCAGGGGGCAGCAACGAACGCAGGACAATGGATAGGAGACCGGATAAACGACGCGAAAAACGGAGTTAGTAAGGCAAAAGATTATCTTGCCGGCTTAGGTGATACCGGCTCTAAATCCACAGGCCTGAAAACAAGCACAGGAAAATCTTCTGTGTTAAAACATGCTGAAGGAGGATTTTTTGATAAACCGCATAAAGGTCTTGTGGCAGAAGCCGGACCGGAAGCAATCATTCCATTATCGTCACAAAGACGCAGCCGAGGGCTGGCGTTGTGGGAAGAGGCTGGGCGCAGGCTTGGTGTCACAACATATGCCAAAAGAGCTATCGTCGGTACTTTAGCGAGCACTCCGCGACCGGTAAACATGGCCACGGCACCTTCGTCCATATCCACGCCGGTGTCAGTAAAAGTCACCGGGAATGAATTTGTGTTTAAAATTGAAGGCAGTAGCGATCCGGATGCCGTTGTTGCCGCAATTAAGGCAAAGGCCCCGGAAATTGGAAATGTGCTGGCATATCAAATTGCGTTATTTATAAAGAAATCATTTAACAACAGGCCAGCGAGGGCGAATTCATGAATGTTTATGTAATTGATACCACAACTAATACGCAGACCGTAATTCCGGTTATACCTGAATCCATTATCGCCCAGGGCGAAGCAAATTTTCTCAGTTATGACATTCTAAATATCGGAGAGGTTAAGATTCCGAATGGAGAAAATCTTTCAACATATTCATGGGACGATGGATTGTTCCCATCGGAACGGTTGAAAGGCCAACCGTTCCTTCATGGGACTTGGCAGGACCCACAGATTTATCAGCGGCGTTTTGAGGGATATAAATCTCAAGGTACACCTCTGAAGCTTCTTATCACTCAGACCCCAGTCAATGCTGATGTTTTTCTTAGCAGTTTTGCAGCTACTTATCAGGGCGTTAATGGTATTCATTATTCCATTGAATTCGTTGCAAATAAGAATATTAAGGTTGCCACGGAATCCGGTGGAACCGGAAAGACTGGATCATTAAAAACGGTTACATTAAAAAGGTCTACAGCTCCGGCAGCCAAAACGTATACTGTCGTATCAGGCGATAGCCTATGGAAAATTGCGCAGAAAAAACTTGGCTCCGGGGCCAAATACACTGAGATATATAATTTAAATAAAAATAAAATCAAAAATCCAAGCCTGATTTACCCCGGCCAAGTCTTGACTCTGCCGTAAGGTGATAATATGGAAATCGATATATCTAAATTAAAATATAAATTTTTAGTTGTTTTAAAAAGCGGCGCCTCTATAAATATCACTAATCTTATTACGGATTGCTCCATAGAGGACCCTGATGGAGAAATTTCAGAACATGCCGAAATGACAATTAATAATATTCTTTATGGCAGCGGTAGAATCAGTTCCGTTATTACGCCGGGCAGTGCGTTGTATATTTCTTCTGATTGGGGCTCAGGATTTGAGGAAATATACCGGGGCACAATTTGGGATTGGGACGATGAAGGAAGCACTACTGACAAATCCTTTAAATTTTCAGTCTATGATATTTTGAAATACCTTGAACAAAGTGAGGACAATATCTATTTTCCAGCGGGACTTAGCACAAAAAGCATTGTTGGAAATATTTCAAACAAATGGGGGATTCCATTTTCCTATACGTATTCGTCGATTACCCATTCCAAAGTTGTGTTGCCGGCAACCGAACTGAGTGAGGCGATAAAGACGGTCCTTGATGATGCGCAGAGTAAAGTTGCCGCTAATTATGTTATCCTGGCTCGCAAAGGCGTTATGGATGTTATACCACAGGGTAGCAATAGCACCGTATGTGTGTTTACAGGCCGGGAGATTGAGACAACGTCCAATAAACTATCTATGGATGACTTAATCACGAAGGTTATTGTAGGCGGGCAACAGGACAACGCCGGAAAAGTTCCTGTGGAAGCTGCATTTACGGGCCGAACGGAATTTGGTACATTACAGAAACTTGTGTCACGAGATGAAGATACAACGCTGAATGCGGCATCTGCTGAAGCACAAAAGATGTTAAAAGAACATGGTAATTTATCGGGAGACAGGGAAATAGGAGCTCCGGATGTGCCTTTTATACGGAAAGGGGATAAGGTCAAAATTGTGACAGGAAGTTTCAACGGATATTATTATGTGCTTGGGGTAACTCATTTACCGGTAGAAAGGCGTATGACAATGCAGGTGAAAAGTGTCACGCAGGAAAGTGTACCGATTAAATCTGCCACAAAGTAAGGAGGAGAAGCATGGACCATACAGGCTACAATACTCTGGCAGGAGTTTTACATACAAAAATGACGAAGACATCAAAACCTCATCGGATTGTTGATTTCGGTGAAATCCAAAGCAATTACAGCCTTAAAACAAATTTCTTTCCGGTTGAGATTCCTCCAAAAGATTATGTAGTTTGCCGGGAAGCCACAATGGTGGGGCAAAATCTTACGCAGACAAAAACAGGTGAAGATGTCCTTCTGCCGCCTAAAATGGCCGCGATTAAACCTGGGGATCGTGTGTTTGTTATCTGGAATGACGCTACTCCGGTTGTTATAGATGTTATCTGTCCAGCAACTGAGGTGATTAATAATGCCTGATTTATTCCCTTCCTTTAATGTGCCGGATTACATCGAAAGTGACTCTGCTCAGTCAAGCCAAAACTTTCCCAAAAGCGTATTATTTGATTTTGATTCAGGGGATTTTGTCAGAGACGGCGCGGGCCGCCTTATTGAAAGCAGTGGCTATGACGCATGGGTTCAGTGGTGTATTAAGGCCATAGCAACTCAAAGATATGCTTGCATGGCATACAGCAGCGATTATGGTGTGGAAACCGACGGAATATTATCTTCATCTCTCAGTGATAAAGATGCCGCAGAAGCACAAATCGCCTCAACAATTACCGATGCGCTTTTAGCGGATCAAAATAACCGTACAAAGGCAGTTGGCTATTTTGATTTCTATTGGTCGGAAGATTCTGTTACTGTAAAATGCGTTGCTACGGCAACCGATGGGGCCACTGCAAACATATCCGTTAATCTAAAAAGAGGTGATTAGTTTGGCGGAAGAATTTGAATTACCTGATTTTCTGAAAAGTCAATCGGCTGAGGAGATTCATCAGCGTATGTTATCGAATTTACCTGATGATATAGATTCGTCTGATGGAGGGTTTCCTTCCGATCTTACCAAGCCGACAGCAATAGAAAAAGCTGAGATGGTAGAGTTTTCTCTCGCGGAAACTATCAAAAACATTTTTCCACAATGGGCGGACGACGCTACTTTACTTGACTATCATGCACAGACTCGAGGTATGAAGCGCAAGGCGGCAGTTAGCTCAACTGCCACCTTGACTGTTACCGGAGAAGCAGGAACAAAGATACCAAGCGGATTCACGTTTTGCACGGAAGCAACCAATGATGCCGCCGCAGTAGAATTTGAGACAACGACAGATGCGGCTATCCCCGATAATGGGATTTTGAACATATCCGTATCCGCTGTTGACGGAGGAGTGCAGGGAAACGTCAGCGCTAACAGTATAACCCTGCAGGTCAAGCCGCTAAATGGGCTTAATAGTGTGACAAATTCCAGCGCAGCAATCGGCGGGGAAGACGAGGAAAGCGATGATGCCCTCCGGAAACGGGTTGTTGAATACGATCAAACGCAAGGGCAGTCATTTGTAGGATCTCAAAATGATTATAAGCGTTGGTCATTGGAGGTTGATGGAGTAGGCTCGGCAAAAGTTGTCCCGGCACAGGATGATACCGGATTGGTAACCATCATAATTACTGACGCAGCAGGAAATCCCGCAAGCAGCGATTTGTGCACGGCGGTATATAACCACATAGTAAGTCCTAATGATGATTCTCAGCGCCTTGCGCCTGTCAACGGGGTCGTTTTATCGGTTATAACGCCAACAGCGTTTGATGTCAGAGTATCCGCTACGGTAAGACCTGAAGCATCATATACAATCGTAGGGATACAGTCAGCATTTTTAGCGGCGCTTAAAGCCTATCTGCTGACTTGCATTGATGATGTTAAATACAACAAAATTTGCAGTTTGCTGATGGATACGCAAGGAGTTAGTGATTATTCAAATGTGCTGCTTAATGGCGGTATATCAAACATATCGTTGACGGCCAGCCAGTTGGCAACAACAGATTCTACTAAGGTGGTGCTATCCAGTGCGTCATAATAGTGAAAAAATCAAGACCATTTTATCAAGCCCGGAAGGGCAAAAAAGCCTTGATTATGTGAGCCCGATTTATGACAATGCTTATGTCGCACTGTGGTTATATCAGGTTATAGGACTGGAATTGGACGAAATGGTCGTATGGGTTAAAAACCTATCGGATGAAATTGTCCCTGAAAAGACTAAGCTTCTTGTGTCCTTTTGGGAAAAAGAATATGGCATACCGATAGATGAGACACTGCCATTAAGTCAACGCAGAAATATATTGCTTTCGAAAATTAAGACCAGGGCACCAATTACTCCGTATCGAATCAGAACTATTGTTACAGCTGCATGTGGCCGATCTTCCAGAGTTGCAGAGAATGTTGCAAAAAACACGTTTCACGTTATTATATCTGCTCCAGGGCAGAATGGCATTGACGAGACGGCAATTAAATATGCCATAGATCAAATAAAGCCTGCCCATTTGATTTATGAAATCAAGTATGAGCAGGGTGTGCAGACTCCGATATATGCTGGGTGTTTCATGAGAGTACTCAAAACCGTTACGCTAAGGCAGGTGAACTGATATGGCATTTGAAAGATTTTATATAACCGATAAAGGATCCGCTCTTCTGGCAAAAGCACAAATTGGAGAAAAATTGATTTACACGAGAGCCGCTGCAGGCGATGGGAAAATTGAAAAACAATCTCCAACAACGTTAAATGATATTATTAACAAGATTACTGATTTGAGTATCTCAGAATTAGACTTTAGTGAGCCCAAAATAGCAAGCGTTCAAATCAGATTTTCCAATAAAGATGTTCAAGCGCCGTTTTATTGGCGCGAAATCGGATTATATGCCAAGGGAGACGATGGGAAGGAAATATTATATGCCTATGGGAATGCCGGGGAAAAGGCGGATTTTATCCCTTCCTATGGTACCACGCCTACCGAATTCGTATTTTTAATGAATACGATCATTGGAAATGCAACAAACGTTACTGCAGTGATTGACGATAGCCTAATATACGCAACAAAGAAAGACATTAAAGCAAAGGCGGATTTGGTGGATGGCATAGTTCCACCGACGGAGCTTCCTGCGGCAAGTGATACAACATTGGGGGCGGTAAAGTTGTCAGCAGACTTCAAAATAAATTCAGATGGGACTTTATCAGTCGATAAAGGCAAAATTGGAGGAACTGGTACCGTGCCGGTTGCGGTTACAGAAAATCAAGTCGCTGTAGAGTTGGAATTTCCTATTAAGTTCAACTCTTGCGGCGAGGCGATTGCTACTGATGACGATAGCGGAACAGGAATTATATCACTTGAATCCATCGGCGGCAGGTTAGAGTTTGTCGCCCGAAACGTATTATAAGGAGGACATCAAATGAATGCAATTTTAGCAACGAAAGAGTACGCCGACGCGCTATCTCAAAATAAATTCTCTGTTTTTGGGTTTAATGATGATTCCGATAGTGCACCGGAACAGGTAAGCAATAGTGATGGTATTCCTGCAGCGTCTTTTAAGCCTGGCGTCGACAAGGTGCTATTGTTTGAAACTGACTGGGCTCAAAGGAACGACATCCCGATTTCAATTGAATATTATATGGATAAATCTGATGCAGGAAAACAACTTTGCTTGCAAGTTGGATATTGTTTTGACGGAGCTTCAGTCTCTTGGCTGGATGCAGAAACAGTTACCGCGCCATCTGATATGAGCATGAAACGATATTGTTTCTCTGCTGTGATTTCTTCAACCGTAATTCCGTCTGGTGAAAGCCATACTTTAAGAATAAAACTGCGGCGCCTTGGAAGTAATGAGCAAGATACCCATACCGGAAATTTTTGTTTGGCTGCTGTCAAATACTATAGGATTGGAGATTAATGATGAATATTGTCGAAGGTAAATATCCGGGCCTTTCATGGGACATCACCCCAGAAGAAAAAGACGGAAAAATTGTTTTACCTGCTGCGGAAGTCGAAGTCGCCGGAACTACATATCAAATGCCAGCTGCATCATTCGATAAAGCCGACGGTACTATATATATGACACCGGACGGCTATTCTTTTGTCGGCAAGGATGGTACGGACGATATTAAAAAATTCCCAAATGGCGAGAATTATTGGATTTGCGCCATAAATAAAGACGAAATTATGTATTTAAAGGCGGTGCAAACGGAATGATTATTTTAGGCCAAAAAAAGCAGACGACACCTGAGGTTCCGGTTGATAATTTCGCTGTTAACAGCGATGATGTTGAGGTATTTAATGCCATTTGGCAACAACAGCATTGGCATGATATTTCAAATACATTGTCAACAACGGAAGGATTAGTTGTCGAAGCGGTTGCTGAAGGTGGACAAAGTGTCAATGTATATAGTAACGGCGGCTCCTTAACAGGAAATATCAATAAAACTGCCATGATAAAAATAGGCGGTAATTATCATTTAGTCGCCGCTGGGGGAACGGCAGCGGGGAATAAGGTGCCAATCACGATTTATCCGCCCGCGCCTTCCGGAGGCTACGCAGATGGGACGCAGGTAGAATTTTGCGATTCATCCTTGGAAGTACACGATTTTTACTTGGGAAGTAATGCGTGGGTTTACCAGCCTGGTTTTCGCGCTTACCAGCTTATCAACCCGGCAACGTGCGGATATTCAAATAGACCAGTAGGTTTTTTTGTAAAACACAGGCCAACGGGGACGGAAGGGGTGGATTACAATGTTGTTCTATTCTATCCTTTCTATGTTGGAAAATATCAGGCTTCGAAAGCAGACGCGACGGCTTCTTCAAGTGGCAGTAGCACTGCGGCTGTATCTAAAAAAGGGGTTATCCCATGGGCATCGGTTACTTTTGACGCTGCTATGGCCGCTTGTGCGGCCAGTGATGCAGTGAATGGCAAGGACATTGGTACACGTCTTGTACGTGATGAAGAGTGGGTTGCCCTTGGAGTGTATTCAATGCTTTTAGGGCCAGATCGTTTCGGGTCAAATCGATGGGGACCGTTTGGTAATAATGGTAGCGTAAAAGATAATGATGATACAAGCATTATATTTACAGCAGACCCTACGGTTTCGAGCCGCGCTCTGACGGGAACAGGAGTAAAGTCAGGGTGGAAAACAGGGCAAAATCTTACGTCCCATACAGGCCGTGTAAATGGAGTATATGACCTTAACGGGAATGTATGGGAGTGGACATCCGGGCTAAAGTTAAAAGTGGGGAGCAGCGGTACCGGTTTTTTGTTTGTTGATGAAGCGGATACAGGATTACAATTCCCGAGCGGATGGTCGGGTAATACGGAATATACTACAGCTCTTAATACAGACAAAAAAATTGCGAAACACGCTATCATGGGTGCGGGAGATGGTACGGGGCGTGCCGAATTTGGTAATGATTATCAATATCAGGGTACAAGTGCGAATACCGAATTTTTGCCTTTTCGCGGTGGTGACTACGATTATGTCTCCCACGCT